TAGTAGGTTTATGCCGTAACACTAAATCCATAAATCCGTACCAATAAACTGATGAATTCTTTTGAGATGCTGGAGTACATAATTCCATTTCTATTCCTAGCAACTCATAATCACGACTTGAAAAATATTGTCCTCTACGCTTTTTGAACCAATCTAATATAGCAACACCATCTTCATGATATTCTGCTAATTGTAATGGATTCGAAAAATGCTCACCGTTACGATCAGCAACACATTTACTGTATTCAATTTTAAGATTTTCCATTAATAAGTCTGGTAAATCTATTGCATCTGCTTTCTTTACAGACTCAGTATACATAACCGTTAGAAAGTGTTGAAGTGTCTCATGGAATGCAGTTCCAAAGACAGTATCGATAGATGCCGTGAATGGTGCTAATCGATCAATATATGCTAACTTCCAATTCAATGGACATTTTTCATACATTGACCATTGTGAATATGAAATTCTAGTTGGCACCGACTTTGGATCTCTTACTGACAATCTATAAACCGGACTAATATAATTTACGTTTTCTTTACTCATCAGATCCATTTAATGTGAAACTAGTATTATATAATACACAATCTATTAATTCAGACATTCGATCATTAATCATCTCATAAAATTCATCACTGCGATCTTCGTCCTCATCATTTAGTAATAGTAAATCTTCTTCGGTTGGTTCATATTCATCCCAATCATCGCCGAATTTATTATATGATGCAGCACCAATAAAATTCATCCCCTCATCTTCCCAATCAATTAGTAGACTAGCATCCGGATCCATCTCTGAAACATGATTATAGATTCTCTCAAATAAACCATGGGCTGGACTCCATGCTGAAGTTATGTTTAAATTAATTTCTGATTCGTCGATATCGATATCTTCGAAAGATATCCATTTTGCACCCAACTTGTCAATATAATCATCCCTTGTTTGTTCTACATCAGGACATATTATGTTAAAATATGAATCTTGTAGTTTCGTGATTCGTTGCCAATATGTAGTTACAGAGTCATCTGTATCGGGACTATTCATCCATTTATCATATTGCAAAATATCGGATTCAAATTTACGACACGCTTTTTCATCTTCGAATCGTATATGAATATTAGTATAAACATGATTTGCCATATTACTTCTTTTATTATTAATATAAGAAAAATATTGCTAATAACCTAATTTATTTTTGTTTAATCCATTTGTTATTACTATCTAACGTAAACGATCCAATATAAGGTTTATTCCATTCATTAGGCGCAATTAAAGAAAGGAATGGTTCATCCCCTTTGTAATATAAATGATATGTTTCGCCAATAATTGGCTCGAAAGAATATTTTGCATTATATACAAGATCATTCCATTCAAACTCATCTACCAATTGTTCATATTGTTTTTTGAGTTCTTCAAACCTAGTTTTAAATTGGTGATTAACTTTTGTTACACTTCGTTGTTTCCATAGATCTACATCGTCTTTGCGTATAGCTGGTGCACCTACGTTTGTAGTATACGGCATGATGCCAGGATTGTCAACTACTTGATCAGGCTTTTTCTTAGTCATCAAATTCTTTTAGATAAATATCAATTACATCTTTAGTTTTATTTAAGTCTTGTTCAAAGTTACCTTTCCGTCGACATCTTACAATTCGTTTGAGAATATCAAATTCATATGCATTGAGTTCCCAATCTGTTGCAAATTTATATAGACTATCCTTGCCGATATAATGTTTCTGGGTATGTGTGAATGGTATTTCTTTTATACTCATTTTATTCCTTTCAATAATTTCTTTTTTTCTGTTTTATTATATCCATATAATGAAAGTATTCGATCACAACTGTCTTTATCTAATAATTCTAAATATTCAGTTACTTCGGATTTACTTACTTGATAATGCTCTGCAAATTGCTGTATTAGTTTAACATCATATTTATCAGATTTCTTGCCTTTTATATATTTAGCAAATGCTTTATTACTTGGTAATAGATCATGATACAATTTATATGTATCTCTAGGCTTCAATTGACCAATAGTATAACATTGAAGTTCATTAACTAAATCAGTTAGTTCCATTCTCATTGATAGCCACCTATTCACAATAAATGGAGCAAACTTCTTTTGATCTGGTTCTGACCATTCTTCCCACTTTTTCTTTTTACTAGTTACGCCGTTTATAAAATCAAATATACTTGCCATTATAATTTATATTTTTGTTTCCATTGTTTTTCAAACTCGGTACCCATTCCCATTTCCAATATTATAGCATTTTCTGGGACGCCAACCAATTTTTTTGCAGTTAAAATATCATCAATACTCTTTTTTTTATATGTTTTCATTTTTACACGAGCATTGGTTCGATTACTAGTTTTAAATACAATAGTAATTGTTCCTTTTAAGATCTTTTCCGCCATAGTTTTTTTATTATTAGATTAGGATTAATTTGTGATAAGTTTTCGTGATTTGCCATAACAATATCAATTAAATTAATATGACTAAAATGATCAGGACATAATCCGATAATGTGAAATATTTCGTGCATATATTTATTTTGCTAATTCTAATTGATTTTCATTGAATATATGTAATAGACCGTAGTCGTCCATTTCTCCTACGACTCGAATATCTCCCTTAACTGTAGTAAACACTGATACTATAGTACATGGAAAATCATATCCTTTGGGTTTTATAGCTTTATCGCCAATTTCAAATTTACTTGTCATTTTTCTTTATTTTTACTGGTTGAAATTCTTCTGGTATAGCACCACAGTCATCACATCTGAATACGGGTACTGGTACCATGGTATCTTTGTCTTGTCCTGTTAAGAATTTTGAAACTTTATTAATGGCCATTACCTGACGAAAATACATACCTCCGCACTCTTTGCATATAATAGGTTGCATATCGGTTGGCTTAATATTTGGATTGAGTTGATTCATTACTACTTGTCTTATATTTCATTCATAATATTAACAAACATAGCCATTATGTTTATTTCTTTATCAACAACAGTTGCGTCTTTAAACTGAGCTTCAGCAATAATTAATATCATTGCTGCAATATGCCCCGTAGCAAATTCTTCTAGATTATCATATAGAAATGTATATAGTGGCGTAAAATCTCGTACTTTACTATCTGCAATACATTGCCTTACTTTATTGAAGGTTGCTTTTTTATCTTTAGAATTTTTAAGCATTTCCAATACTTCGGTCATATAATTTGCTTGTATAGCACTTGCTTTATCTAATTGCAATGTGCCATCCACTACTGATGCTTGTGCTGCATTAATTGCTCTACGAATATCTGGATATGATGCATTAATAATTGCTGCAATATCTTGTACATCATATGATATATTTTTTTCATCTAACACAGTAACCAATCGTTTTGCTACATCAGTTTTATTAGGTGGTGTGATTGCAAATGTCTGACATCTACTTTGTATTGGATCGATAATTTTCTCTACATAGTTACATGTTAATATAAATCTAGTAGTCTTGCTATATGTTTCCATTAAGTTTCTAAGAGCTGCTTGAGCATTTGGAGTTAAGTAGTCTGCTTCATCTAATATAACAATCTTCCAACGTTTAAATCCTACAGTTGACGCATATCGTTTAATCTTATCTCTTACAGCGTCAACAGAGTTTTCATCAGACGCATTAATATACATCATATCTGCGTCAACACTATTAGCAATAATCTTTGCTAATGTAGTCTTACCAGTACCAGCTGGCCCAAAGAACAATAAATGCGGGACATCACCATTCTTAATGAATATTTTAACTTTGTCAATAATGTGCTCATTACCAATATACCCATCCATTGTATCTGGGCGGAAGGATTCTACCCATAATGTATTTTCTGTTACTCCAAACATATTTTATTGTTTTCCTGTTGAACCAAATCCACCTTTACCTCTATCAGTGTCTGTTAACACTAATACTGAGTTCCATTCTATTTGTTCAACTTTATTTAATACTAATTGACCGATGCGTTCTCCTTTTTCTAGAAATATTTGTTCATTTCCGTGATTAATTAAAATTACACCAATCTCTCCTCTATAATCTGCATCTATTGTACCAGGACTATTTAATACAGTTATTCCTTTACTATATGCTAATCCACTTCTAGGTCTTACTTGAATTTCGTACCCAACTGGAATTTCAACATATAATCCTGTTTTAACTAATAATTTATGACCTGGATTTATAGTTACATCATGATTAGATCTAACATCACATCCTGCACTACCCATTGTTTCATAGTTAGGTAAGTCATTATCTGATTTATTTATTACTCTAACTGTCATAATTAATTCTGTAATTGAACTAGCCAATAGTTAGATTCGAAGTCATTTCCGCTAAAATCAATTCTCGATAATCCCTGACTTGATACATGCATTGTTCCATTATCACCTTTATTTGCTACCAATACTTCCTTGAGTTTATCGGCACTAAAACAAATTGGATCTAAATCTGTAACATCAGTCGTACCAACATCAAATGTAATATTATCTGAATTAACGGTTGAATAATTAATAATAAATTTAATTTCTCCATTAACTACTTGAACTGCAAAATTCTTTGCATCAGGCAACGCATTTTTTGCTTTGATAAATTTACTCATAAATGCATCATCAATCGGCAATGTTACTTCATATGGTGGTTCTGCGTTAATTGCAGGAACTGCTGGAATAACGGTTGTATCTGCTAACATAAAAGTTGCTCTTGTACTACCTTCACTAATTTTCATTGCATAATTTTTGCCTGCAGAATCTTGTACGTCAATATTGATATTCTCACCGACAGCTGATAACATTTTTATTAATGATCCGGTATGATTAATACCTAATTCGCCTTTCATAAAAGGAGCTGTGTTCCATTGTAGCTTTCCTACAACGGTTTGATCCATATCGATAAGTTCACAACCTACCCCGTTTTCATTTTCTTTTAATATTACCGCTTCGCAATTACCAGCAAGATAATATCGATTGATAAATGATTGTAATTTACTTTTTTCCATTATGTAACCTATTTAAAATTTAAAAAATTTATTGAATTGTTTAACATCAGTGGTTGATATACTATCCCCACCAAACTTTTTATATGTCTTTTTATATGTTGAGTATACATTCATTGCATTGTCTGGATCTTCGAACATTTCGTGTAATGACAATATAACATTGAATAATTCTTTTGGAATTGCAGTTTCTAACAACTCAACATGATTATTTGTTAACTTATTAATATCTTTAACAATTTCACAATATAAATGCGTATTATGAACTACCATTCTCGGCATACCTTCTTGAGAGTATCTATCTAATCCAGAATCAGTCTTTCCGCCCAGATATTCATATGTAAAATCATTGCATGCTGGACATCCCATACTACATGGTACCTTTTTAGTTTTATCTATAGATATCTCACCATCTTTTCCTTGTTTAACGTGAGTCTTTCTACGATACTCAGCATTTTTCGGGAAATACAATTCAGTGAATGTCTGTGTCTTATAGTTACCAGAATGAAGATATGTTCCAAATACTGGATATTGTCCCGGAGATGATGAATCACTCATCAATTGAATTCTATTATTAGTTAATTTATTTAACAGTTCTTGTAATGTTGCTAATATAAAAAAGTCTGATATTTTACTTATTCCTAGTAAGTGAACATATTCTACGTGACTCTTTTCAAATTCTCTTTCTTGAAGCATTAAAGCAATAACATACATAAAGTCTACTAATTTCTTAGGACCTCCAATACACCATCCTTTAAAATCAAAATCTTTAAACTTATGATACCATTCTTTATACTCTTCACTAAAAGTACCTTGAATAACATTTAAGAATTTTGTCTTTCCGCTTTGATGTTTTTCAAACCATTTAAAATTGTCAAATGATATATCCATTGAGTCTTGAAATCTATTTTCAAATGTAACTCGGGGCGGTATATCTAAGTTTGCAGCAACATCACTATTAGCCTCTAACCAATGAAATATCTTTTCTCGAATTGTGCTATCCCACTTTAAAGCACCAGTCGCAATCTGGAATCCTCCTGAATCTCCGAATACAAATGTACCGTCGTCTAATCCCAATTGATCCCGGAAGTCCATTTTCTTATAATGATGACCTGCAGTTACTAGAAAGTATGGGTGTCTCCATTTTTCTGGATACTCTTTTGAAAAAAACCTCATTGAAGTTCCATCTTCAAACTTAGTATTCTTTTTAAATGCAGAAACCATTGATCCTGCGGATAATGATGGTATATATAAAAACTCTTTCCTATCCATTTTGTTCCTGTTTTAATAAATGTTTACAATATTCTCTTTCATGCCAAACGCATATTTCTTTATCATAGTCATTTGCAATAATATATCCTTCCATTTGGCGTCCTAAGTCTGATGTGTCTACTATATCATAGTGAGTTTTAATATTTTCTAACACATCATGAATTGTATCGATTGCTGACTGTACATCAAATGCTTTATACATTCTATCGCTATCTACAAATTCTGGAAATGATCTGAAATTTGGATATACAATATCTGCCCCAAATGCTGTTGCTTCGATTACCGTCCATGACACATAGTCTTGTAATGCTGAATTAAATTGTATTTTGCATGTAGCTAACTCCGTATAATATTCTTCCTTTGTCAGACCGTTCAATAATTTAAATCTAGGTTCTTCTTCTGCTAGTTTATTTAATGCATCAATTGCTCCCGGGAGCATGGATCTAAACTCTTTACCAGATGTGGTTACGTGCCATTCGAAGTCTGGTTTTTGTTTTAGAAACTCTTTTGCCACTTCCATCATAAAGAACGGATTCTTTTCTTTGTCGAGCCTAGATGAATACACAACAACGTCTTTTTTATCTAACGAATTATATTCTGGTAGTTTTGCTAATGTTGCTTGTTTATGAATTGGCAATGATACAACATGTATTGGTGCCGTAAATCCAGCTTCTCTTAATTGTTCTTTATGCACCGTAGACCCAATAAAGATTCCTGTCATTCGTTTATCTAAACCTAACTCAAAGCCACGCATCCAGTTTCTCATTGGATATGTAAAATCATATTCATCAACAGACTGAGCATGTAGCATAGAATAAATCTTAAGATCAATTCCATATAAATCAATTGCATATAATATAGACTCAATTCCTGGATGCCAATAGTCTTGCAGAAATATAATATCCCCATCTTTTACTTCATCGCGATTCAACATATCTAAGAAATTAGCACATTGACTCATTGCAAATTTACCTCTACCGACTGCATCTAATACTGCTCCAATTTTAATTTGCTGATCAGGATCAAACTCTCCTTCTACATCAATAAACTCTAATTCATTAGCATACGGCTCAAATGTTGCCGGCATCCATTCTTTTGATAGCTGATACGTGTATCTAGCTTTTAGTGGCTCTAAGCCAAAATAAAATAATTTTCTCATCTTTCTACTATTGCTCCATTTTCCCAATCTTCCCATACTTCTACTTTGTATAGATTGGTATTATTATCTAAAATCCATTCTCCAATATCTTCGCAACTCATACGACCAAATTCTAATATATTACCTCCAAAATTAGTTCGTAATTGTTTTTTAATTCGACGTTGCATTAAAATAAATTCTTCATCTCTGTCTGTGTGTGTTACTTTTGCATAACACTTAAATCCAAATTGATGCCGATGTCTGTCAGACAAAAACGATACTTCTGGAAATATTTCTTTAGCTTCGGGCCAATTATGAAATCCTTCAATGCTAAACGTTACTACTACTGAGTACTTCATTTGCTATTAACTTTTTAAATTTAGTTGTAGACCATCCATGATCTCTATTAATATAATGTATTGGGATATTTAGATCTTTACCCGTAAACTCTTTATCTTTATAATCGTCTCCTAAGAATCTCACTTTAATTTGAGCTTGTCGATCGGCAATTATATTGTATAATTCAGCTTCAGTGGTATATGTAAGTACATCATCGATCTGCTCAAAGCATTTTAACATTTCAACACGATCTTGTACATTTAGAATCGGCTTTAATTTATGAGGCCTTTCAATAGACGGATCAGTATGTAATAATACTATAAATTTATCACAATTAGATTTACATTCTTTAAACATTGCAATATACCCTGGGTGTATTACATCAAAATTACCTGCAATTATACCAATATCCATCATAGCTCTTCGTCGAATTTATAGTTGCTAGGTTTAATTTCCATCATATTGCATTTAGTTACTTGATGAACTCGATACCAACCGGCATCTATACTAAATGTATCGGTGTCTTTAAGAACTTGTAATGCTTTATCTTGTATTCTATATATAATGTGGCATCTATTAATTAGATCAGGCGGTATACGTGTTATAGTTTCTGTATTTGCTTCTATAGTAATAGCACAATTACTTGTGTCTAATATCCAACGAATTGTTTCTAATTGTTTAGTTCCTACAAAACATTCTAACATGTATTCTATGGTAAAATAATAATGAGGATATTCGTTAACATTAGATACGTTTAGTCCATATTTTTTATCGTCATCTAACTCTCTTACGAAGAATGTCATGATATCAGAATATCTACCTTCAACTTCTAAACCACGCCATTGTTTTTTGCCGTACATATATAACTTTTTTATTTATTATAGTAAAAATATTACTATTTTCCAAATGAAAAGAATTTATTTACCGTATTATTTTCTGGTAATTTACCCCAATTCATTGCTGCGTAAAAATCATCTATCTTTCCTTGCAAATCACGCTCAAACATTTTATCTCTATCAATATACATGTTAACAAAATCTACTAACTCTTTAGGATCTTCATATCCACGCAATGCCATAGTATCAAACCCATATGGATTATTTTTAAGATACCCCCACTTTACTTTTTCTCCATTTGTAATATCAGTTACATCTGTTTTTAATTGTGTTAACATATCGTTAAAATTAATTGCCGATTTAACGTGAGCTGGAGTACCTGACATATATCCAGTAAATGGTTTACGGTTCTTAATGTATTTAGATACCTCTTTGACTCCGGAGTTCTTCATTACATTAAGGACATCTGATTTTTGTATAGACGATTTAAATTCAAATATAATATCCGACGTTTCTGTTTTGCTTTTTTCTTTGAGTACACACCATAATGTTTCCTTCATGATCTTTTTGAAATCAGTCGGAAAACTAGATCGAACTACGTCTAATCCTTTGATATCCATTTTATTAGTTGGTTTACCCTCTTTGAATATTACCCATTGTGCATAACGCTTTTTAGCAATCCAAAGACCGGACTTTGCTACATATTCTTGTTTAATTTGGAATCTATGATCATTAGTGTTATGAAATGCGACAGCATATTGATCATACATTGCATTTACATATTTTTGTATTTCTGAAGCAATCTCATTAGTTTTATCAATCATGAATTGCTCGTCTGTTTCATCAAAACCAGGATATCGTTTTTCTATTAATGGTAATGAACTAACAAATGTAGAATCTGTATCAGTATAAAAAGAAAATTCTGCTTTATTTCCATTTGCATTTATAAAATGATCTTTACCAGTTTCCTTTTCATAATATTTGTTAATTACTTTTGCTGAAAATTTAATTACACTTTGACCAGTTGCCGTAATTGCACCCGCATTGTCTAAATCATGAAATCTAAATGTCTTCAATCCTAATACCCCATAGAATGAATTAAGCAAAACCTTTTGTGTCAATTGTAAGGCATCATAAAATTTATAATCTTCAGACCCAACCTCATATTCATCTCGTTTATTCTTAAAGGTAACACGCTCATTAAACCACTTTTCTAGAATAGCTGGGAGAAATCCTTTTCTAGAAGTATCATAGACTGCTCCGTTACTTGCAACAGTATATTTATTGTTAGATAACCACTGCTTTACGTCTGGTATTGTATTTGGGTTGTTATGAATACTAACTTCTTGACTTTTAGGGCTTAGTAGGCATTCTTCGTCCCAATTATTAATAACACCAATTTTAGTTTCTGGTGATATATTAAGACTCATAATAATACTAGGATATAGCGATGTTAAATCTAAATCATATATCCATTTATATAATCCGGGTATTGGTGGCATTACATATGCTCCAGCTAAAGCATCCTGCCGTTCTTCTTCTATAAATCGAAATTGTTTATTTGGTGCTACAAAACCATTTCTTTTTAGATCTACAATTGCAGCTCCGTCTAGATATTTAGATGCATAATATACATCTTCATATGGAACATGTCCTTTATGGCAAATAGTTCTAGCTAAATTAATAAGTTGTAATTTTTCATCTAATTCATATACCAAATCAACATCGGTCATATTATAATAAGCAAACTTATGAATATCCTGCTCAAATAAATCATCTAAATCACCATCATATTCAACTTTACCTTTGCCAAGTTCAGTCTTACCAACTGTATCTAATCTATAATTGGGAAGTTCTGTATATGTAAAGTTTTTATATAATTTGATATAATCTAAACTCGACACCCCGAATATCTTCCACTTTTTACTTTTAGGATTTTGTGTAACTATTCCAGCTGGAGAAAATTTCTTTATAGACTGATTACCTAATACCTTTTTACATCTGCCTAATAAGTATGGAATATCATATCCATCTGTATTCCATCCAGATATAACAGTAGGCTGTATTTCTGAAAAATAATTAATAAATTTAGTTAACAGATTAGCTTCATTATCAAAAACTTCAACTGTATAATCGTCGCCATATATTACATCTTCTGATA